GGCCAGCGTGGGCACCGCGGGGTCGGCCCAGGCGCCGGGAGCGGCGAAGCTCCAGGTATCTCCAACGGCCAGGTCGGCATGGTCGGCCGCGGCGCCCGGCCAGATGATCTCCAGGGGGTCCCGGTTCTCGGCCCAGATGCCCAGGTCGAGACCATCGGCCCCTTGGAGATTCTGCCAGACCGCCTCGCCGGCGGTGTCGAGCGCGACGTCGACCGCGGCGCCCGCAAAGGTGGGGACGCCGGTGGTCTGCTGCACCTTGAACTGGAGGCCACCGACGACGCGGGTGACCTTGACGTGCACGGAGCCGGCGGCCGGATCGCGGAGGACGCCGCGGACGTGCGGGCCGAGCGCATAGGTGCCGGTATTGGCGACGGCCGGCGCGGCGGCGCCGACGCGGGTGCCGTGGCCGACCATTCCTTCGAGCTTGCAGGGGATTTCGGTGTTGTCTCCGATCGAGAGGCTCAACTTGCCGAACTTCAGGGCGAAGAGCCAGTCTCGCAAGACGGGGCTCTTGCAGAGCAAGGCGAAGAAGGAGGTGTCGACGCCGGTGCGGGTCGGGGTGAAGATGTATTGGAAGATTCCGGTCTCCGGCTCGTCTTTGGCGACGCCACCGAGGATGTGTTCGAGAAATTCGAGCACTGTACCCGTGGAGAGCGAGAGCGACCAGGTGGACTTTCCACCTTTGGCGCCGGGGACGCCGGGCTCGAGGAAGCCGCTCTGGTTGACGGCCGCGGCCTCGTTGACGGCCGACTCGAGATCCGTGTCGAGCGGGAGGATGGCATGGTAGGCGGAGAGGCCGGCCGAGCCGGGCACGCCGAAGGCGCGCTCCAGGCCGAGAGCCCAGAGGACGGAGGAACCGGTTGCACCGAAACCCATTAGTCAGGCCGCCTTTTGGAGACGCGTGCGCGTCTTGACATCGAGCACGAGGTAGCTCTCGCCAGTCGGCTCGTACGTGGTGACTGTGATCTCGCCGGATTTGGCGAGGGCTGCGAGGGTGGGCTCGAGGTCGGCGGGGCGCCAGGAGCCGGCGTCCGTGAGTGCGATGGCGCGATGGAAGGCGCCCCCACCGATCGCCGGGGCGAGGAGGTCCATGGCGTCAGCGGTGGGGACCAGGCGGAGGGCGGGGCCTTCGAGCTTGAGGACCCGCTCCTTGTCGCGGAGGGTGACCTGCAGCGCACCTCTGCGGCCGTCGTAGTAGAGCGCGAGGCGATCCAACGGCTTCGGCGGCGGCGGAGGCCCGGGGGGCGCGGATGTGGCCGGTGGTGGCGCTGCCGTGGGCGCAGGTGCGTCCGTAGTCGGCTGGTCAGAGGGGGCCTTTGCTCTCATTCGAACTCCTGAGTACGCAGGTCGACGAAGGACCGGTACTTGATCGTGATCAGGGTGAGGAGCTGCCCGGCGGGCAGCGGCGTGGCGTCGAGGCGGACCTGCTGGATGCTGGTGACGGCGTCGGTGAGCCGGTCGCCGTCCGGATCGAGAAGGACGCCGGCGCCGGCGCGGACGACGCGGCGGAGCTGGGCGACGATGCGGGAGCGCAGGAGGTCCTGGGTGTCTCCCCAGCGGGCCGGCGGCGGGGTGGTGAGGGCGAGCTGGACGACGGTGTCGTAGCGGGCGCCGTAGCCGGAGGTCGTCTCGGTCTCCTCGTCGGCGAGGATCGAGAGCACCAGGCAGGGGGCCGCGGGGAGCGTCTCGGTGCGGAGCAGGGTCGCCATTTCGAGGATGGCGATCTGGTCTTCGCCCGCGAAGACGGTGCGCAGCGGGGCGTCCGCGAGGAGGGCCTGGCGCAGCGCGATGAGGATGCGGGCGTCGAGCGACCAGGGGAGGGCCGGGGCGGTCGTGGGATCAGGCAGCGGCACCGAAGTAGTACTCCTGGATGAGGGTGACGAGGTCCTCGACCTCCTGGGTGGTCGTGTAGGCGTAGGGGAAGGCCTGGACCTGGCGGACGCGGCCGGTCTTCGGGTCGGATAGCGTGCCGCCGTCGTGGAGGATCCGGGCGTAGTGCATGCGGGTTCCAACCTCGACGGCGGCGTCTTCGAGAGCCAGGGTGGTAATGCTGTGCAGGAGATCGCCGGCGCGGACGAGCGCCGGATGGTCCGGGGGGTGGCCGTAGTACTCGCGGATTTTGCGGGTGACCCGGGAGAGCGGCGGCCAGGGGCCGTCAGGACCCTCCTCGTTGCGGATGTGGGTCTGGAGGTAGGTCTGCAGCTCGGCGGCGAGCACCTCGAGCAGGGGGCGCGCCGGTTGCTCGAGCCGGTCGGCCGCGGCGCCGAGGACCTCGCGGGCGTGGTCGACGCCGGCGACGGTGAGGGCGAGCCTCACGCGCGGGCCTCCGGCGGTGCAGACGTCTGCACTACCACTGGAGCATCTCCAGGAGGAGCGCGCCGGAGCCGGTGGGAGAAGTGATTGCGACGGTGGGCGACGTGTTGTCCGCCGGCGGCGCCGCGGTGAGGTCGAGACTGGCGGCGCCGCGGGCGACGTCGCGCAGCCAGGTGAGGGTCTGCTGGGCTTCCGCTTCGAGCGCCGGGGCCGGCGTGCCGCCGGCGACGAGCTTGCGGTGGGCGAGGACGGCAACCTTGGCCTTGAGTACCGGGGGCGCGCCGGTCGGATCGGAGGGCAGCACCGACCGGTAGCGAGCGAGGAGGTAGGAAGTGGCTTCGGCCTCGGCGTGTTCGATGGCCGTGTCGAGCGCCGGTTCGCCCCCGGGGCCGGCGAGGCGGAGGAGCTCCGCCTCGCCGCGGTGGGCGAGGAGCTCGGTGCGGGTGAGGTAGCGGTGGGGCATCAGTGCTTCCGGCGTGCAGCGGCCTTCTTCACCCGTTGGACGGCATCGGAAACGGCGGCGGGGTCCTTCAGGTCTGAGCGGGTCCAAAGCTCCGGCGGGGTTTCGGGCGCACCGAGCTCCTCCTGGACGCGCTCGGATTTGAGCTCGGGAATGGGGGTTTCGGGTGTGGTGAGGTCTTCCTGGACGCGCTCGGATTTGAGCTCGGGGATGGGGGTTTCGGGGGTGGTGAGATCGATCACCGTGGCACCGGCGGGCAGAGAGTCGACCGGCTCGATCTGGAGGTAGCGGTCGCGGCGGAGCACCTCGGGGAGCTCGGAGGCGGCAATGAAAACCGGAGCGCGGCCGAACGTGAGCACCGTCTCGCCCACTCGGCAGCGGCGGGTGGCCGCTTGGGTCTCCAGGACGTCGCCGGTCGCTCGGATTCTGTAGAACAATTGGATCTCCTTTCAGGTTCAGAGGTTCGGATCCAAGCGGACCGCGGTCTGCCAGAACGCAGCGGCGGCTCCGTACATGGCGTCCATCCCGAAGGGGATGTAACGCGAGCTGAACTCTTTGGACGTATCGAATTTCAAGCCTTGCGGCTCGCGCGAGACGACGAAGATGACCGGCCGGGGGCCGTTCGGCGTGCCGAGGACGACGTCGACGGTGTCTGCCGTACCCGCCGCGGGATTGAAGTCCCGGAGAAGCTCGAACCCACCTTGCCAGAGGTTGGGATCGGCTCCGAAGCTCTTTTCCGTCCGCAGCTTTTCGTAGGCCGACCAGACCTTTTGCGACTTCGTGAAGACGGCCAGCCCTTTGCGGACGTCGTCGCTCCGGACGAGCGAGTCCCGCAGGAGGCTATTGGCCATGAGCCGGTCGACCGCCAGGGCCATCTCGTCGCGGGCCTCCAAGACGGTGGGGACGGCAGGATCGGCTCTCTCGACCGCGAGGAGATTGGAGGCAGGCTGTCCATTCGGGTGAAGATGAGCGGTGTCGAAGAAGTCTTGCCCGTCGTAAGCGAGCAGGTTTTCGCGCAGGATGCGGTAGGCGAGCATCACTTTACCGACCGCGAAAGCTCGGCCGATGCGGGTGGATTTTTCGGTGGCCTGGAAAAGCGCGGTTCCGCGCGCGATGTCGACCGTATCGAAGTCGAGGGTGACCTCGTAGAGCTCGGGGCGCACCTTGAGTTTTCCGGCGAATCCTTGCTGGGCCACCCGGTCACCGAGCCAGCGGCGCAGCTCGGGGAAGACCGCGGCCCATTCGAGATTCACCTCTTCGGCGAGGGACGAATCGGTGACCACGTTCGCCAGCAGCGGCAGCAGAGTCGTCGGGTCGGTCTTGTCGTAGATGTCGAGGGCGATCGGAGTCGCCTTGACGGCAATGGACTTGAGATCACTGAGCATCGGCGCGTCTCCTCACTCGACCACGGGGCGCGCGGGCGCGCCGAGGTCAACGAACCATTTCCCGGAGGAGCCCGGGTGGGTGAATTGGCCCAGATAGGACTCGGACGGAGTCTTGGAGACCGTGTTGTCGTCCTCGACGTAGGCGTTGTCGCCAGGGCTCGGCACGGAGCCGGTGACGGCGATCTCCCATTCGCCCTTGGTATCGACTTCGACGACACGGGCGGCACCGAAGCCGGAGGAGGAGGCGCCCAGAGTGCCATCCGCGCCGGTGGTGTTGTCGAAGCCCGTTCTGGCGATTCCCATCACCCGGAGGCCGCTGGCTGCTGGAACGGCTTTGCCGGCGTTCGAGCCCACGATGGCGTTGAGGTAGATCCGCGCGCCGGCCTTGACCGGAAGCGGCAGGAATTGTGGTTGGTGCACGGTGTGCTGGCGGTGGAAGTCGGCGGTGAGTGCGGTCACTGGCGGTACCCCCAGCTCTGTTGGTAGTTGAATCGCGCCGCGAGCTCGGCCAACCGCTCGGGCGGGAGGGACGCATGGCTGACAGCGGCGGCCGCGTCGGCCGCGTCGGCCAGACGGCCGGCGGTGAGAGCTTCGACCTCGGGGACGGCGGCGAGGATCTGGAGGAGGACGGTGGCGATGGAGTGGTCGGCCGCGGGTGCGGTGCCATCGAGCGACAGGTGGATGGTCTGCGGCTCGGCCGTGGCCATCAGGCTGACGAGGAGCGGCTTGGCGAGCTTTTTCATGCCAGGCGTGACGCGGGCACCGAGCCGCTCGAGCGCCAGCTCGGCGTCGCTCTCGGCGCGCGCCAGGCGGAGGGCGGCCAAGGCCTTGAGGGTCTCGGCTAGGGCCAGCTCTCCCGCTTTCGCCTGCTGTCTCATGGTGGCGAGGTGGAGCTCGGCTTCGGACGGATCGGACGGAGGGGACGGATCGGGCACGGGTTTTTTCTCCTTGGGTTGGAGGACGTACTGGGGGCGGTAGAGCTTGAGTGGTGGCAGGCTGATGGCTGGCCGTTTATTGCCCAGGATGGCGCAGCCGATGAAGTACCAGCCGCCGGTGTCCGGGTGGCGGAACGCGACTTCCGCGGAGCGCCGGGTGTAACGCTTCTCGCGGATTCCACTGACGACGGCGGGATCGAGGTCGACGTAGCGAGCCCAGAGGATCTCTTCCTCTAGCCAAAGCTTTTCGCACCACCCGAGGGAAGGGCCTCCAGAGGCGTGATCGAAATTGAGGCTTGCCGTTTCGATCTCCGGGTCATAGGCGGCTGCCATTTCCTGGAGCCTTGCAAGGGTGACGACATGGCCGTGGGTTTCGGTGAGGTCGATGGGCCTCATCACGGGCATCTCGAGGACCGGCTGTTGCTGGACTTCAGACGGTGCCGAAAAGCGGGCCTCGTCGGGCTCTTCGGGCGCCCAGAGGATCTCACCGCTGATGTGGGCACCAGGAACGGGTTTCATCTGTCCTCCTCTCGAGTAAGGCCGAGGGCGGCGAACAACCGGCTGATGGCGGCCAGGAGGTCGCCGCCCTGGGCTTGGGCGTCGCGATAGATGCGCTGAGCTTGGGCTTCGAGATCGTCGGCCGCCTGGCGCAGATCGGGGGCGCCGCGGAAGCCGGGGTCCGGAAGAGCGGGGCCACCGATGCCTGGGGCCGTGGGCCAGGGGCCGGTGGGCTCGGAGCCCGTGTAGCCGCGGCGGCGGGCCTCCGCGAGGTTGATGGTGGCGATGCCGCAGCGGCAGTTGTGGCCCGCGATGGGCCACCAGGTCAGCCAGATGGGGTGGTCGATCGCGAAGACCTTTTCGTGCATCACCACGTGGTTGTGCAGGCGGCGATGGCGGACGCGATCGTCACCGACCGTCCACCACGCGAGATATGGGATCAGGCGGCGCGCCGCCGGGTTGCCGACGAGCTGCTGATACCTGACGCTGTGCGCCGTCTGCCGGACGTTGTTGGCGTAGACCAGGTCGGCGTGGTGCGGAGAGGTCGGCAGCACGCCGTGCGCCTCATAGCTCTGCAGGAGCTGCTTGCGCGCCGCGGCGCGGTCGAGGCCGCCGGCCTGGGCGCGTTGCAGGATCTCGTGCAGATCGACCAACAGAGGGCCCTCGGTCAAGCCCGCGACGGCGAAGGCGATGCGGCGGGCGGTATCCGAGAGGGTCAGAAAGAAATCTTTCGAGATGCCCAGGAGAGCGGCCCAGAAGTCCATCGCCGTGGCCGGAGTGAGCGCGCTCAGCCAGTCGGCGGCGCTCAAGTTGAGGCGCAGCGTGCCGGTGTCCTCGCGGGTGTGCAGAAGTGCTAGTCCGGCGCCGTGGATCTGCGCGGTGAGGAGCGCGTCGACCAGGTTGGCGGGCGTGTCACCGGCGACGAGCGTATCCAGGGGCGAGGAGTGTTCGAGCAGGTCTTCCAGCCGAGCGAGCTGGGCGGCGAAATAGCTGGTGAGCAGCGGGGCGAAGTGCGCCGCGACCTCCTCGAGCTGGGCATCGCGGGCCTCGACAACGGCGCCGGCGGCGCTCAAGTCTTCGTCGGCGGGTTCGGCCGCGAGCGCCAGCTCCCTGCGGCCGGAGAGGGAGGGGATCACCCGCGCCGGGGGCGCAGGGAGCGGCTCGACGAGCGGCTCTCCTTGCACGGGGGCCGGGACTTGCACGGTCATCCGGAAGTACCCCTCGGGGACGGCCACACGATTCTTGAGGGCCGACTCGATCCCGGCCATGCGCTGCTGCCGGTCGGCGGCGTCGGTCGCGTCATAGACCGACTTCGGGACCGGCGCATCCGGCCCGAAATTGAGGAGGATCATCCAGCGGATGAGCGTGTCGGTCTCGAAGGAGCCGAGGAGATGCGCGTCGTGGTCAACCGTCTCCAGGCGGACCTCGTTCGAGACTTCGGACTTCGCGAAGGAGCCGGGACCTTTGGCGAGGCCGCTGGTGTCGACCTCGCCGAGGAGGAGGAGCGCTTCCGCGCGGTCGATCCACGACAGAAACCCTGCATAGCTCGCGTCGCCTCCGCGCGAGGCCTCGAGAAAGGAGACGTCCAGGCCGGCTGGCAGAGCGATCGACGTACCGGTCCTGATGGCGTTGAGGATGGCGAGGAGCTGCTCCTGCTGCTCCTTGTTCGCCTGTTCCTGACCGGCCTTGTAGGGATAGGTTCCCTTCGCCAGCGGCGAAGCGAAGCGCTCGACGAAAAGAGCCCAGTACTTCGAGGCATGCTTCTTGAGGTACCAGACCCAGTACAGCCGGTCGAGCAGGGCGCGGCCCCACGGGTTGTCCTTGGTGCCATGGGAAAGCACCTGAAACTTCATCGCAGGCGCTGGGACTGGCGCGGTGCGGAAGCGGTTGCTGGCGATATGGAGCCAACGATCGACCGCCCCCCAACCGAAGCGCCACATGGGGCGATCGATAAGATCGACCGGGAGCCAGGCTCCGGCGAGGGGACCCCGTGGCACGCGTTCCCACATCACCTCATTGATGGCCACGCCCTTGAGGATGGCCTCCAGGGTGTTGGCGATCGGCACGACGCGCAGCGGAATCTGGGAGAGAGCGGTGCGGACGAATTGAGCTGTTTCTTCGGCCGCGGGCGAGGAGTCGGCGGAGCGGATGAACCGCGGGAGGGCCAGGACCGCCTTGACGCGCTTTTCCCAGAGGCCGGCCAGGGTCGTGTCACTGTCGACCATGCGGTCGTACAGCTCCCCCACCCGGTCGCCGACTTCGGAGCGCTCACGGACGAACCGTGACGGGTGCGGAATTTCGTGCCAGGCGCCGAAGGAGCGGAACAGGAGGGGGTCCGCGCCGAGCTCGCCCACATAGGGGCGGAGCTTCCGCTCCGCCTCGAGGGCGGTGACGACCAGGCTGGCGAAAAGGTGGTCGTTGGGGGCGAGCTGGAGCTCGAGGTCCGGCAATCAATAACCCCGAAGAATGGCCAGCGAGTCGACCGAGCTCCCGCTGGGGACGGCATGAATCAACGGAGGGGCGGAATCGGCCCAGTCGGCGGTGAGCTTGCGCAGCTCGCAGCAGCGCAGGGCGTCGACGAGGTGATCGTCCCGCTTGGAAAACCGGCGGGAATCGCCGGACTGCGAATAGGTGTGATTGGCGAGAAGGTGGCGGACCTCGGGGTCGAATGGAAGCTCGAGAGTGCGGCCATGCAGGCGGCGTTCGATGAGCTGGGTGCCGAGCTCCTTGTAGGAGATCAGGACTTCCCGGCCGGAGGATGGATCGAGCTGGGCTTCACCGGTGACCGGATCGAGGGCAGGCGTGGCGCGGTTGAAGACGTAGCCGGAGAGGCGGTCGACGAGCTCGGGGGCGAGGAGGGAGACGAGGACACGGCCGACGCCGGTGGCGTCGAAACCCCAGCCGCCAGCGGGGTGCAGGATGGCGTCAAGGGCGAGGATGAAATCGCGCTGCGCGTACCAGTCCCAGCCGGAGAGGTGAAGACGGAGGGCGAGCGTATCGGCCAGGCCGTTGCGGCGCTCGATGAGGATTTCGGTGACGGTTTCGGAGGCCACGTCCACGCCGGCGGTCAAGTCGCCGGGAATCGGACGCACGAAGTAGCCGGCCAGGTCAGTCATGGCATCGCGGCGGCGGCCAGCGTCCCACCGGGGCCAGCCCGCTAGGTCGATGGTGTCCTGGAGGACGGTGAAGAACGGCAGGCCGGGCTCGGCGTCGGTCTTCTCGTCGGTGTCCTCCTCGGGCTCGACGCCGGGCAGCTCGGTGTCGTCGCCCCACGGGTAGGCGGGGTTCAGGCGCCGGGAAAGGGCGTCCAACTGGACGGCGCGGTGGTCCCACCGGAAGGAGATCGTGAGGTAGTCAGGGATCCAGGTGAGAGCGGGCTTGAGAAGGCGCTCGGGGAAGACGGTGTACTCGGGGTCACCAGGCAGGCCCAGGACGTTGTGGACGTAGCCGGGCTCATCGGGGCCGCCGTAGAAGGCGATGAATTCCTGGCGGCGGTCCTCGCACCAGAACGGGGCGGGCATGATGGTCTTGGGCCAGTGGAAGCGGACCCAGACCCGGCCGCCGAGGTCGCGGGCCAGTGTGCGAACGCCTTCCGGAGTCACCGCGGCGGCAGGGCGGAGGAGCTGCTCGACGATCAGGCGCGGAGTGTCGGGGAAGACGAGTGAGTCCGCCGGGAGGGCGTTGTCGGCGATGCGCTGGAAGGTGCACGCGCGGTCCCCGGTAGGGACCGAATAGATCCGGATCTCGCACCCGGGTTTCGCAGCGCGCCAGAACTCCGCCCAGCTCCGGGGGTTGACGACCTTGGCCGCCTCATCGTGCAGCAAGAAGCCCTTGACGTGGATGCCGCGATAGGCGCGGCCGTCGTGGCCGGCGGGACGCAAGAGGATGCGTGCGCCATTGCGCCAAGTCAGACGCCGATAGGGTTTCGTCGTTGCGTCCCGCTTCGAGGCAGCGAGGTAGGGATTGGCGCTGAGCTGCCACTCGATCTCCTCCCAGATCTCGTCGAGATCGCCATCCAAGGCAGACCCGACCAGGACGCTCCCGCGCTCGGCCGCAAGGCTGCCCCAAAGCGCGAGGGTGACGATTTCCCGGCTTTTGCCCACCTCGGCGCCGTCCTGGTGGACCGTATGGCCACGGAAGCGCAGCGAGGATCTCTGGTAAGGGAAATACGACCAGAGGCCGCCGCCATCCTCCGGCTTGGAGACCAGGTTGGTTTCACCCCACAGGAGCGGGTCGGCGTTGATCAGCCACCACTGGAGGCGGTCGGCGGTGAGGACCTGGTCGGCGACCTTGATGTCGCCGCGCTCCAGCGACTGCCAGGACCAGCGATTGCGGCGGAGGAGCGCGTCGATGAGCTCCGGGAGATCCCGGTGGAGGAGCTCGATCTTATGCATTGGAGCCCTCCTCGCCGTCGCCAGCAGCAAGGCCCGCCCGCATCCGGCTGACCCAGATTGCCCGGCCCGCGAGGCTCAGGCCGTTGTCGCGGTCTCGCTCGCCACTCGCCTTGGGGGTGATCGCCTGGTCGGCCGCGGTGTGGCCGAGCTGGGCGAGGAGCTTCAGGGTGAGAGCGGCGCGCGGATTCTCCTGCGGGCGGACGCCGATCTCCTGGAGCTCGCCGTCTTCGCCGCGGCCGTAGACCGGGACCTCGGTGACGAGACCCTCTTGCAGGAGCTTCGCGAGCTCGCCCTGGGCAAGGACGACCTGGCCGGCGAGGGAGGCGCCGGCGAGCTCCGCGAGGCCTTTCAGCTCGCCTGTTTCGATCGCATGGACGTAGCGCGCCACGGTCTCCTGCTGGCCGAGCGCCACCAGGCAGGACGACAGGCCGCCACCGCGGGATTCGACGGCTTTCTTGACGTCGCAGGTGCCGGTCTCCGCGGGACACGTCGCCGGCTTGCAGGGCGGCAGGGCCTGGCCGAGAGCGGTCCGGGCATACTCCCCCGTCTTCACCGGGGCGGCGCGCCGCTGCGCGCGCTCCTGCGGTGAGAGCGGTTTGCCCTTCGGTCGGCCTCCCTTGTTCTTCTCCTCGTCCATAATGCTTGACAGCGCGCTCGTATCCGGCAGAAGGTTGAAGGCATGAGCGCAAGAGGACAAAATCCGGGACACTCCGCGAAGTCGGCCAAGTCGCAGAAAACAAAAGCAAAAGCCGCCGTAAACGGAAATCAGATTCGCATAGATGATTTATGCACTTTGGATGAGTGGGGCGATTTTCTGGTCAGCGTGCGGGGCCGGACTCAAGGGACGGTGGAGCGGTATCGGCGGCTGGTGGACTGCCTGCTGGCGGACACTGCGAAAGAAATTTCGCAGCTCACGCGGGAAGACCTGGAGAAGCACCTGCGCCGGCTTCATGTGGCGGGGAAAGGGGAGTCGGTGCGGGCCGGGGTGGTGGTGGCTGCGCGGTCGCTCCTGGAGTGGTGTGCGGCGCATGGACGCAGCGAGCGGAACGTGGCGGCTTCTCTGGCAGGGCCGACGCCCTACCGGCGGGAGATCAAGGTGCTCACCGTCGAGGAGGTGCGGCGGCTGATCTGGGGACGGGAGCCGGGAAAGGTGCCGAAGGACCGGCTCGAGCTGAGAGATCGGACTCTGCTCGGAGTGGCCTACATCGCGGGGCTCCGCGCGTCGGAGATCGGGCGGTTGGAAGCCGAGGGCGTGGTCTGGCACGAAGCCCGGCAGACCTTCTCGATCGCGGTGCGCCACGGGAAGAGAGCGTCGCAAGACGTGCGCCTGCCGCTCGACAAGCCGGTCAGCCGGCTCCTCGGGGCATGGCTGGCCAGCCGGCCGGCGGGGCGGTTTCTGTGGGGCCGCTCTCTGACGCGGGCGGCTGTGCGCAAGATCTTGCACCGGCGCTGCCAGAAGGAGGAGATCGCAGCGAACGGGCGCCGGCTTTCGCCGCATGTCCTTCGGCACAGCCTCGCCACCCACCTGCTCCAAACCAGCAAAGACATCCGAAAGGTGCAGCTTTTCCTCCGCCATCGGTCGATCGCGACGACAGAGATTTATCTGCACGCGGACGTCGATCGGCTCGGCGATGAGCTCGCGAGGCACAGTCCGCTGGACAAGCGGCGCGGCAGGGCGCAGTTCCGGCCGGCGATGGATCAGCTTCTCGGAGAGCTGCGGGAGCTGGCACGCGAGAAGTTGCCAAAAACGTGATTCTGCTGACTTTGGGTTTCCGGCCTTCGCGGGCCGGTCGCAGGAACGGCCTGAACCGGCGCAAGTCGCGCGGCTTCTGTGGCTTGGCCGGCGGTGAGAAGGGCGCCGCAGGTGGGGTGTATCCGTCGCCCCGCCCCCCTCCCGGCCGGCCCCCGCGGCGAAAACGAAACCGGTTCCGTTTGTTCGGCGCCACAAAAGACCGCCAGGCCTGCGTTTGGTGCACCTGACGCGCCCGTGAAGGTGCGATCAAACCCGGGCGGCTGAGCAGTAACGGAACCGGGTTTGGGCGGGGGGGGCGCCGCGGCTGGCGCGAACGAGCACGAGACGACGGAGTCGGCTCGCGCGCAGCGCGCCGAGACGCGGCGCCGAGGGGTGGGGGAAATTCAAGTGAGATCGGCGGAGCCGGACCCTGTCCTGGGTGGGTCTCGCAGGGTGCTTCCACAGAGTTTCGGGATGCGCGGTCTTTGGGAGGCCCGGGTTGGTGCCCGCCCCTGGTTACACATAAAACACCTTTTATGTTAAGGCGCTAGCCCGGAGGCGGGGAGTGGCGAGCAGGGCGGGGTTACGGTCAAGGCTGCCTTACCGGAATCCCCCGCCCTGCGGTGGGTGGGGGACGCCGCCCCCGCCGGAGCCAGGGGCGGGCAGCTCCCGGGCCGTAGGGCGGGGGAAAGGTCCGGAAGGCCACGGCACCCTGCGAGACCCGGGCGGGGGAACTTCAAAGAGGGTGGGCGGGTGGGGAACGGGTTGGGCGCGCGGAGGAGCGGAGGGAGGCACGACCGGAGCTGCTCCGGCGCGGCCAGCCCGGCCTTGCAGGGTGGAGGGACCGGGCGCGAAGAAGGTGCGGCGGTGCGCGGGCGGTGGGTGCCTTGGGTGGGTGCAGTTTGCGGAGCGCCTGCGCGGAGCAATCTGCGGGGGAATGCTCCGGGTCCACGGTGGCTCCGACGCGCCGGGGGAGCGGGGATTCGGCGGGACGGTGGGCGGGTGGTGCAGCCGAACCGGAAGCTGCGCCGGCGCGCACCACGGG